ATATATATGTATCTATACACTATATACTCACTACACGGTGCACTACTACCGCCAGTTGCTGGGGACACCCCCGACCTGTTCAAACGCTTCTCTAAGCTTTATCATGTCAGAGTTTAATATTTCTACTTTCCACCACCAGCCTTTGTTGATAGCCTCTCTGCGCTCCTTTCTAAGATAGACAGCTTTGGCGTGGATATTACGTCTTAGTCTTCGAGTCTCGGGGTCCAATTTAAGTTTCTTACGTCCAGGACCTCCTGGGTGTGGGACAAAGGGGTGTTGCTCAAGGTATGCTAACCCCTGACGCACGTAGCACTCTGGGTGTTGAAGAAAGCTATAACGCTTACCGTCTTTAAAGACTGTGGTTCTGACAATAGCCGTCCCAGCCTCCATGGTAGCATCATTGCATTTTGTAACACACTGTGCTCGTCTCTGAAGCCATGAGAATCTGGTGAACATTCGGGTCTGTGAAGCTGATGTATTCTGTATAGTCATATACTATATATATCATAGTATTACATTAAATGCAAGTATAGGTTCTGTATTTAATGAATGCCTATATAAACACTAGCATACAGACTGGTCCTCCATATTTATGTCAGCAGCCCTCTTGTTTATAGAGTATCAGTTTACTATACTTATATAGTGGGCTGACTGTATCTAGTGAGAGGTGTTTATGCTTAAACGCACTTTACCTCGTGAAGAGGGAGACAATCAGGAAGAGACTATGAACATTGTGCGTGGTATCATGCCTTCGTTTGATGATACACCTTGGGCGGAACGTAAGAAGGAATACCTCGCATATCGTTTCTGTGGCTTTGGGCCGAGAGAAGCTGCCCAGATGCTTGACCTGCATGAGCGCACGGTTAGACGCTGGCGGTCCGATGTTATCTTTGAGTCTTTAGAACGAGCTATAGGAACTTTATCTGCAAGAACTGCACGTACTGAAATACTGACTCAGAAGTTTATACGCAACTTTACTCTTATACTTGACCGTGACTACCGGATGCTTCTGAAAGCTGCAGGGAGGGTTAAGAACGAAGACGGTGAGATTGAGTGGGCGAATAACGCTGAACTGGATTGGCTCAAACGGGCTAGGTCCTCGTACACACTGGACCAGCTCAAAGTGGTTGAAGAAGTACTTAGCCCAGCTTCTAAGAGTGAGAAACCTACTTTTGCTCAATATATACTTAATATGACTAATCAAACTACTTATGGAGATTCTAATGGTAAAACGCAGACGGTCGAGTCGTACAGCGGTGAAGATAGCAGCATCGAGGCGTAACATACGTAAGGCACAGACTCTACGTACTGGAGTGCGTTTCGGTCCTAAAAGGAAGAGGATTCCCTAAAGACTATGCTTCTGGAAGATATAGTTAAAGACGACCTTACTTTTATACGTACTTTTATGCGTATACCAGACAAGAACCAACGTCTTGTACTTCTAGAGCCTAAACCGTGTCAGGAGCGTTTTGTTCGTAATCTGACTGGTCGAGACCTCGCTATTAAACCTGCCCAGATAGGAATGACTACTATATCATCAGCACTACTACTCAAGCGCACTATGACAATACCACACACAACTTCTGTTATTGTAGCTCATGAGGAGTTCCTAACACAGCGTTTGTTGCAACGTGTGCAGGTAATGCACGACTATCTACCAGATGAACTACGTATGCCTATGGACCATCGTTCATCTTTTGAGAAGCGTTTCCCTGATATTAACTCTGTTCTCTATATAGGGACAGCCCGTTCCCAAGTATTCGGGCGTGGTGAGCCGATACACAATCTACTTCTGAGTGAGGAAGCGTTTTACGTCCCTGATGCGATGGACCGTGTGATTCTTCCTGCACTTCAGCGAGTACCTCCTGATGGACTGGTCATACGTGAATCGACTCCACATGGCGAGACTAACTCCTTCTATGATGAAGTGCAAGCTGCTCTCAAAGGTCAGAGCACTTTTTCACTGCAGACTTTCTTTTGGTGGGATGAACCCAGTAATCAGTTACCAGAAGATAGTCCTAGAGTAAGACTTATTGACCGTGGGGAAATGGATTATACACCAGAGGAGACAGTTCTTGCTACTGAGCATGGTCTATCTAGTGCTCAGATGCGTTGGCGTAGGTGGAAAATAGCTGAACTAGGTGATATGTTCTGGCAGGAGCACCCAGAGGACTTAGATACTTGTTTCCTTGTATCGGGTGAACCTTTCTATGATATGAACATATTGCTAGAGCTTTCTAAACTTTGCTACCGTGCGCCCTATACTGGTCCAGAAGGCTCTCTTGTCTGGTTTGAGCCTGAAGAGAATGCTACATACATTATAGGCATTGACCCTGGACAGGGTAAAATAACTGAATCTGTAGCTACAGTATGGCGACCCTTCTTCGGAGATGGAGAATTTCATCTGAGGCATGAGGCCACCTTAGCAGGTCTTATTGAACCTGAAACTATGGGTAGTAAGTGTAAAGCTTTGGGTTATTACTACAATACAGCAATGTTAGTACCTGAAGCTAATGCTCATGGACTTGCTCTTGTACGTGAATTTAAAGATTACCCCAGTGTCTACTATCGTAGAGATGTTGTCAGTGGTAGAGGCTCATCTCATATGGGGTGGCTTACAACACCCTCAACGAAACCTTTTATGATGCAGCAGATGAAGAGTCGGCTACGTCGTATAGAAACTCATGATGCAGAGTTTGTAAGACAGCTTAGAGCCTTCAGGGAATTAGGTAACTCTAAAGTTATGTCTCAAGCTGCAGATGATTACCATGACTCTGGCTGTCTGGCAGTGATAGCCCTAGTCAATTATACTCCGAAGAAAACACGAGGCTTTGTTGGAGCTTCTGGATGGAGATGGTAAATGACACGTGCTACTGATATTAACAAAGAGGTCCGCCAGCTAGTAAATCTCTGGCAGCCACGGAAAGCGGCTTTTAGTGAGTGGTATCAAATGATACGGCTCTATAATAATCTTGCTCAGGATAAGATGGAGTCTGTTATATCCACTGACCCTAGAACAGGCTTTGATATGGCTGCTTGGCTACTGACTCCACAAACTGGCACTTTTGTTGCTGACCCTGAAGGTCTTGATATGGAGGAGAGACAAGATGTAGCTGCCATTGAAGCTTATTGTAATTTCCAGCTTTTGAGGGCTAACCGTCTTACAAGGGGAACTCTCTTTGGAACCTTTACAGACCGTCTAGTTCGTTTAGGACTTGCTACGGGGTGGTTCTCTATCTTCTGCTTACCCACTAAAGATGGGTGGTCTTTGGCAGCGTGGAATCCAGCAACAGTCTTTCCTGACTATAATGGAGATGGCTCCCTTGCTAGAGTCGCCCGTAGATACACAGTGTCTAAGAGTGAACTAGTCCGGAAGCATAACTTAGAAGGCTGGAGGGTAGACCCTCGTAATCTACCAGGACGTAATGTTCTTATATCTCATCTCTATGAACAAGCGCATGGTGGTATACAGCACTCTGTTGTGCTTAATTCCAATATACTTGTCCGAGATGAACTACTTACAGAGCTGTCTCGTATTCCAGTATATGTAGGTCCTGTTGCTGGGCTTCCTGACGACGGGTCAATTACGACCAGTGAACAGTGGCGGTCTGAAGTAGGTCAATCAGTTATAGCACCTGTTAAAGATATGACAGAGAACTATAACCGTATGCTTACCTATATGCAGCAGATACTGAGAGACACAGCTAATCCCAAATACGTAGAAAGAGTTCGTGGTGCTAGTGTTCTCACTCCAGAAAAGCTCTATGAGCGTGGTGCTATTTTCTCTATAGAGCCTGATGAGAGTATTGATACTGTACCGCTCCCTCCACTCCCTGCTGAGATGAGGGCGCATCAGTTCGACCTTCGGGGCAATCTGCAGCGTGGGCTATTCTCTGATATTACATTTGGTAGTATCACACAGCAAGTCTCTGCGCTTCTGATGAGTCAGGTAACTGCTGCAGCTAAGAGAGTGCTCTACCCCTTTCATCAGGGACTTACAAATGTTCTTGGGCTTATGGCTACAGAGACTATATGTCTTATGAGAGAGCTTAAGATGCCACTTGGAAAAAACCCCTTCCCTCGTCTACGTGAGGAGCCTTTTATAAGCTACCGTTACGATATACAAGTACCTGGAGATTTCGTACATCGTGCTACTGTTGGTCGAATGCTTAATCCCCAGTTTAGACTTTCGGGAAC